TAGACAAATACAGATGCTATTTTTTAATGCAAACTTTAAAGGGCGAAATGCACAGACAAATATTTAAAACTGCATCTTTAAGCAAACACATAAATTATATAAATGCCAAAGTGTAAAATCTGTAAAGAGCCATTTGTTAAAATAAGACCAATACAGCCTACCTGTAAGAGTTATGACTGTATGGTAGCATTTGCAAAGAACGTAGCAGAAAAGGCTATTGTAAAAAAGAAAAAGGCACAAACTAAGGTGTTGAAGGAAAAGACTACTAATTGGAAAAATAAATTGCAAACTAAGGTTCAGGAAATTGCAAGGCTAATTGACAAAGGATTGCCATGTCTAAGCAAAGGAACGGACAAATGTCAATTACAAGGGGGGCACGTGTTTGCTAAAGGTCGTGAAAAGCAAATGAGATTTAATTTGCATAATATTCACAGGCAATCAGCACAATCTAATAAGTGGGAAAATGACGATGTGAATTTTAGAAAAGGCATTATTAACGAATACGGGCAACAATATTTTGATTTTATTGAAAACCTAAAGCAAACGCCACAGCCTAAACATGCTGAAATCGAATACATGGAATTTTACCAAAGTGCTTGTAAGATTGCCAATGAACTAAAAAAACTAGGAAAAACTTATTTGCTTCAACAAAGGATTGAATTAAGAAATAAAATAAATTTAGAAATAGGAATTTACCAAGAACAATATTGCATTTATGTTCAGCAGCCATAGACACTTAGACAGAAAAGAGGGCAACCCTATTAAGGGAACAACAGTAGAAGTAATTGAAACCAAAGAACAGTTTAAAGTTATTTCACCTCTTTTTAATTCTAAATTTGAAGTAAGCGGATATAGGCTGCAATTAGCTAGTAGTACATTTGCACCAACTAAAGATGTTGATTTGGATTTGTTTTGGAAATATTTTAGAATAATTAAAAGATAATTTAAAATGAAAAATTTATTAGTATCATTTTCTGGTGGCGAAACATCTGCATTTATGGCTCAATGGTTATTGAATAATTATAAAAATTATGGTTATAAAGATATACTGTTTGTTTTTGCAAACACTGGAATAGAAAATGAAGAAACCTTAGAGTTCGTTGAAAAATGCGATAATAAATTAGGAATTAAAACACATTGGATTGAAGCATTTGTTAGAGAAGAAAGTGGGAAGGGTACATTTTATTCAATTACAGACTTCCAAAATGCTACTCGTAAAACACATTGGAAGTATAGAGACAATACGCCATTTGAGCAAGTAGTAAGAAAATATGGAGTTGCTAACATGGCATTTCCACATTGCACTAGAGAATTAAAACAAGTTCCTATTAAAAAGTTTGCAAATGAGTATTTTGGAATAAATAATTATGACACTGCTATTGGCATTAGAGCAGACGAATATTCAAGAAGAAGTGATGTTGCTAAACAAAACAGAATTATTTATCCATTACAAGATTTTATAAAAGTAACTAAACCAATGATTAATTTTTTTTGGAAACAACAATTATTTAGGTTAGATTTAAAAGGGTATCAGGGTAATTGCGTTTCATGTTGGAAAAAAGGAGATAATAAATTATTCAAATTGTGGCATGAAAATAATGAGGTGTTTGATTTTTTTGAATATTTGGAAAATAAGTATGGCAATCCTAACGGAAGAGTTCCAAAACGCTCAATTGAAGTTGTTGAAAATGATTTTGGTGAACAAGAAATAAAAATAGTAACAGAAAATGTTCCCATAGAAGAATTAAAAATGGTTTTTTTTAGAGATAATAGAAGTGCAAAAGAAATGAGAGATTTAGCTAAGACATGGAAAGAAAAAGATATAAAAAATGATGCTGACTTTTATAATTTTCAAGTTGATTTGTTTGGTCAAGAAAGTTGTGATATTTTTTCAGATTGTCATTTATAGATTTTAATTTCCCAAAATAAACCGCTATCTTAGCGTAGAAAATAGCTTTTGCTTAAAGTGCGAGAAATTGAGCAAAGTTTTTATAAACATTTATAGCCTTATTGATTTTAGACGGTACTCGCACTACCTGAAAAAATTGGTAGGGCTTTTTTAATTTATGACAATACTTAGAACAGATGGCACCGGCTCATTTAAAGATGATAGCCGGTTACAAGAAATGAAAGAGTTGCTACATCATTTTAGCCTTAATAATAAAATAGACCATTTGCACGACCACAAAGGCAATTTAACGGTTAATTGGAATGTTACGCCAACGGTAGGTGATTTAATTATTGTCAACCGGACATGGGCCGGATTTGGTGAAACTCAAATAGAACACTTATTTGATAAGATGAATATTTTTATAGACACTAAAGAGTTTGACCGATGAGCAAGAAATCATTTTACCTATTCCATGACAGTTTGGATATACTAAATGACCTTACAGATGAGCAGGCCGGCAAGTTATTTAAAGCAATTTATAACTTTAACATTGGTATTGATACTGAATTAGACCCGGTATTAAAAATGTGTTTTTTGCCATTTAGAAATCAATTTGTAAGGGATTTAGATGCGTATAATAAGAAGTGTGAAAAAAACAAACTCAATGGTATCAATGGTGGCCGGCCATCAAAAACCGAAATAACCGAACCGAACCGAAATAACCCAGTGGGTTTTTTAAAACCGAACCGAACCGAAATAACCCAAACGCCCCACGATACAGATACAGATACAGATACAGATACAGATACAGATACAGATACGGATACGGAAAAGGATAATGATAAGAAAATAACTTTTGTACGTTTTTGGAATTTGTATGATAAAAAAGTAAGCAGGGATAAATGCGAAAAGATATGGGCCAAGCTATCAGAAAAAGATATTGAGAAAATATTTGAAACATTACCGGCATTTATTGCAAGCATAAAAGACAAACAGTTTCAGCCACACCCGGCCACATACTTAAACCAAAAGAGGTGGAATGATGAAATAGCTGGCCCGGCACCGGTAAAAAATGAAATTGATAAAATGCACAACCGGGACTTATACTATTCTCATGTTGAATACGTAAACATTTGCCGTGCCAAGAAAGTAGAACCTATAATCACAATAGAGGAGTTTTATGCAAAGTAATAAATTAGTTTCAGTCTTTGGCTCAATGTATGAGAAAACCGGCAAAATCATTCCGGCCGGCAAAGTATTAGAGGCCATTCGAACCGGTGGCACAATAAAAGAATTAATAGCCGATATTAGGCAATGCCAACAAAAAGAGGCCAAGACTAAACTTAAGCACCGGTTGCCGGCTATACGTTTTAGTGGAACGTTTGAAACAAACACCGATAATTCCTTAAAAGAACATTCCGGCTTAGCTATATTAGATTTTGACCACGTTGAAGATTTGGCCCAAAAGAAAGCCGAACTAATGGCCCTACCGTTTATTTATTCAATTTTTATTTCACCAAGCGGAGATGGCATAAAGGCCATTGCAGTAATTAAGGATGGCAAAAAGCATCGGGAGCATTATTCGGCTTTAATGCAAGAAATACCAAAACTTGATGAAAAGAATATAAACCCATCCCGGATATGTTTTGCAAGTTATGACCCGGACATTTACATAAACGAAAACGCAACAACCTATAATAAGGTGGCCGAACCGGTACAAGTTAAAAATGAAATACCGGTAACAGAAAGCACTGAAATATTTATGAAACTTGAAAAGTGGTTAGCCGGCCGGATGGACACGTTTACCTCTGGGAACCGAAACGCTTATATTTTCAAATTGGCTTCCGGATGCTGCCGGGCCGGAATAGATAAAAACGATGCTTACTATTTGATAAGGGCTCAATACCTAACCTCAAATACAGACTTTAAAGTCCGGGAAATGGAACAGGCTATTGACAGCGCATACAAAAGAAGCCAATTTGCATCTGCTGTATTTACTAAAAACGAATTTGTAAATAAAACCGGTGGCCCGGTTGAATTACCGGAAAATGTAGAAGATATTGAGGATATAATTATTGGCTATGATGTTATGGCCGGAGCCTTAGACCTTTATGACGATGGGTTTAAGACAGCAGAAGAAACCGGGATCCAAGAACTAAACGAACATTTTAGACTAAAAAAAGGCGAATTAAACGTTTTGACCGGCATAGGTAACGATGGAAAAAGTACCTTTTGGAATTACCTAATGATAAACAAAACAGTAAAGGATGGTACTAAGTGGGCCATATTTTCACCTGAAAGCGACCCGGCCGAAGAGTTTTATTTTGAGTTGGCCGAAATATTATTGGGCCAAGATTGCCTAAAAGAAAACCCGGCCCGGCCAAGTCGAGAAGATTTTATAAAAGCCTACAATTTTGTTTGTGAGCATTTCTTTTATGTTTACCCTAAGAATATTTCACCCACACCGGAATACATAAAGGAGTTGTTTTTAAAATTGATTATAACAAAAAAAGCCGAGGGCGTAGTTATTGACCCATTCAACCAAATGAGTAATGACTATTCGACATCCGGTGGCCGGGATGACCGGTATCTTGAAACATTTTTAGCAGACTGTAAAAGGTTTGCTCAACAAAATAGTGTTTACTTTACTATTGTGGCCCACCCTAAAACATTGCGAAAAGATGCTAATGCCGGTTACGCTTGCCCGGATGTATTTGATATTGCCGGTGGCGGTATGTGGAATAATAAATGTGATAATGTTTTGGTTTATTACCGGCCCGAAAGACATAAGGATTTATCAAGCCCCGTAAGCGAATTACATATAAAAAAGATAAAAAAGCAAAAAGCAGTTGGTCGGCCCGGAATGATAACAATGAATTACATACGTAGAAGAAGAGGATATGACTTTAGTCATCCGGCCATTGAAAATATGAAATTTGACAGCCGGGAGAAAAAATATGTAGATTTTGTAGATAAAATAAAATCAATGCCTGCACCGGCAGCGGTTGAATACGTAAACAAAAGAATAGAAAGCAAGGGAAGCGAGAAAGACTTTGAAGATGAAAAAGAGCCATTTGATTATTTTTAGGCAGCGAAAAAGATTTTACAGATTTTTAAAACCAAAAACAAATAAATATGAAAACACTAACACCTAACACAATTTTAAAGCAAGCCGATAAGACATTTACGGCAGTAGAAGTAGATGGCAATATTATTTGGATAGACAAAAAAGAATTTGCAGATGAAACAATAGCCCAAACCTCGCCAATACTTAAAGACATACCAGTAATATCATTTGATAGTTATGTTAAAAGACTATCTTTAAATATTGGAAAGGAAAAATATATTGGAGGAAACTATGATTTTGAAAATGGAGTAAGAGTAGGGTATAAATCCAACCCTGCTAAATGGACAGATGAAGATATGGAAAGAGCAATTGAAATGGCAAGAAAATTTCCATACGTTAAAAAAGGCGAAATCACTTACGATTTAACGGCAAAAGAAATAATAAACAATCTCTCTGAAATATCAGTAATAGAAGTAGATAATGATTTTAACGTAATTACAATAAAATAACTAAATTTACACCATGAGCGAAAAAATAAGAATAGGAAACGGAACTAAGAAAAGCGACAAATGGCTTAAGAGTTCAATATGCTTAACCGATATACCAAAAGAGAATACCTTTGAGTACAACGGAAAAACTTATGTAAAGGTAGATATTAACATTTTTGATAAGCCTAACAAGTTTGGCAAAGATGTAAGCATTTCAATTGATGAGTATAAGCCCGAAGAAAAGCAATACAGCGCGCCTGCTGAAAGAAAAACGGCAGGCGATACGATTGCAAGGAAAGTTCAAGAAAGTGATTTAGAAGCCGCTAATGACGATTTTAATCTTCCTTTTTAATGAGAAAAGACACTAACCACGCTAAAACAAGTTTTGGCAAAAGAAAAGGCGGTAAAGCTAAAAAAAGATATTCGCCAAAGGATAAGCAAGTTAAAAAAAGCGTAGGGCAAGGATAAAATAATTATATTTGAATTACAAAAAACAAAAACAATGGAAAAAACATTAGGAGTTATCAGACACGTACTTACATTTGTAGGCGGTATATTAGTTTCACAAGGCTTATTAAGCGAAGGATTGACTTCAGAAATCATTGGCGGTGTACTAACAATCGCTGGAACTGTATGGAGTATTGTTGCTAAGTTTAAGAAGTAACTTTGCACAATAAAAAATAATTTCTATCTTGCATTCGCATTTTAGCGGGTGCTGAAGAAACTAAAGTGGTAGGACTTTACCACATAAAAGCCTTGACAAGCCCGCTAACTTGTTAGGGTTTTTTGCTTTTTAGCCCTTTACAAAGCAACGGAGAGGTTGTATAAGAGCATCGGAGTAGTGGTTTGGCTAAAAACGTTTACAGCTACTCTTAAAGCGTTATAAATGGGACTATGCAAAGCGCAACGGTGGTGCGAAAGTTACGAGCCGTAAGACATAGATGCAAGTTGAATATTGCAGACAGTGGGTAACAAGTAATCGGTAATCAACGACACGATTAACACTAAAGACGAGAGGCTCATTTCGACAAGCTAATTAAGTCTAAAGTGGTGCAACCAACTACTAATTAACTTTAGTAGGGGGACTTGCTATCACTTTAACTCAAGGTCTATTTCTCTAAGCTAATAATAAAAGAAAAAAGTATTAACTTTGAATATCGTTAAATACGGAAAAATACGAAAGTATGCCAAAGTTTGAAAAAGGAAATCCTGGCAAACCAAAAGGTGCAAAAAATAAACTAACTATTTCGGTTAAAGAAACAGTCATGTCTGCATTTGAAGATATGCAAAACGACCCAAAAGCAAACATTGTAACATGGGGCAAAGCAAATCCAACTGAATTTTATAAGTTGGCAGCTAAATTAATACCTACTGAAATAAATGCAAATTTAGAAATATCAAAAGCAGATTTACCTCCATTTATGCGAGCCAATGCAAAGCAATCCTAACTTTGAGTATTTACATGAAAGAGTAGAAAACCAACGCATAACCTTATTACAAGGTGGTACACGTTCGGGCAAGACTTATTCTACTATTTTATTTCTAATTGATTACAGCCTATTGTATTCGGGCATGGAAATAGATATTGTAAGAGATACCTTTACAGCCTTAAAGTCAACCGCATGGAAAGATTTTAAAGACGTGCTAATGTCTTGTAATCTATACAACGAAAAGTACCACAACAAAACAGACCACCAATACGAATTAAACGGAAATATTATAAGCTATTATGGTGCGGACACTCCAGATAAAATACATGGCAGAAGTAGAGATATACTTTGGGTAAACGAAGCACATCAGTTCCCTGCCGAAACAATAGACCAATTATTCCCAAGAACAAGGCATAAGATAATAGCCGACTACAACCCTGCATTGGGGTTAGAGCATTGGTTAGATACTTACATAGACCAATACCCACCTTGCATTACTACCTATAAAGACAATCCACATTTAACCGAAGCACAAATACAAGACATTGAAAGCAGAAAGAACAATCAATATTGGTGGCAGGTGTACGGAAGCGGACAAAGGGCAAATCGTGAGGGCGCAATCTTTACTAATTGGATAACAGGCGACTTTGACAATTCATTACCTTATTGTTACGGTCAAGATTATGGATTTAGTGTTGACCCAACAACTTTAGTAAGGGTAGCGGTAGATAAGAAAAATAAAAAGATTTACGTAGATGAATGTTTTTATAACAAGAACCAATTAGGAACAGACACCATTTTTCAGCTAAACAAATCACACTTATTAAAGGCTAATGATTTAATAATAGCTGATAGTGCCGAACCAAGATTGATTGATGAACTAAGGCGCAAGGGTTTGAATATTCGAGGGGCTATCAAAGGTCAAGGCAGTGTAACGGCAGGCATAAGCCAAATGCAAGACTATCAGATTATAGTAACGGAACGGTCAAGTAATACAAGAAAAGAGATATCTAATTATTGTTGGTCAGATAAGAGGGCAGGCATACCGATTGATGACTATAATCACATTTTAGATGCGATTAGGTATGCCGTTTCTAACTTAAGTAATAATGTAGTAAATTCACCAATACAAAACGTTAAACGAATAAACCATGATGCAGCTTAGTATTAATGGAAAGATTTATAATGTACCTACCAACTTCGATGAAGTAAGCTATAAAGACTATTGCAGGTTATTGACAACAGAAAACACAGCAGAAAAAATAAACATACTCACTGAAATCCCAATTGAAACCATAAACGAATTATCAATATCAGATATTCACTTTATTACTGAATGCCTTATGTTTGCTGATATTCTTTTTGTCGCTCAAAATTATGCCGGCTTAAGTGAACCTTTACACATTGACATAGGGGCTTCAACCTATGGACAATTAGAAGTAGCAAGACAAAACATAGTATCTAAGGGGTGGCTAAGAGCAGGTAATGAAGTAATGCAAGCCTACAACTTAATCGAAGTTAATGATATGATGATACCTTTAGGAATGTCATATCTAAACGACATTTACGGAAAGATAAACACATTCTTAGAAAAGTATAAAAAACTATTTGAGGGCGAACCTGATTTAGAAGAGGAGTTAGCAGGTGCGGAAGTGTTCGCCAAGTTTGGAAGTTTCCCGACTGTAGATAAATTAGCAATTGTTTATGGCATAACACACGATGAAGTGTTAAAGATGCCTGCCGAAATAGTTTATACTAAGTTGTTGTATGAGCATGAGAAAAACGAATTTGAAACCAAGCTACATAAAATAAAGTCAAAAAGTGTTTAAGCAGCTATTAGATAATATCGGTAATAACTTAGTAACAAGGTTAAAGTTTAACATAACCCAAGTTAACTATAATGGCTTTGCTCCAGCTAACAACACAGGCAAATTAGCTAATAGCATCAAGTACAATGCAACTGAATTTAGGTTAACAGTAGTTGGTGAAGATTATATCTATAATGTTTCAGAAGGGCGTAAAGCAGGTAAATATCCACCTTACAATCCAAACGATACTAGGTATGGTTACAAGGTTAAAGGCGTAAACAAAGGCAAGCCAAGAGGCACGTTCCCCAATATAGCCGATTGGTTAAGTACAAAGCAATCAGCACGTTCAAGGTTTAACTATGACAGCAAAAGTGATAGCGAAAAAGCAGGTTTAGTATTTATGGTAGCCAAAGGCATAGCACAAAAAGGAACGGTAATAGCCCAAAAAGGTGGTAGCGATATGCTGCAAAGTGCATTCACAGAAGCAGAAAAAGAATTAGTAATGGCACAATTAAACAATATATTTGTAGCAGAAGTAAAAACAATATTGAATGGCAAGCCTTAACACTTATTTAGATAACATACAATATCCTAATGTGTGGAGTGCTGCTCACTATCCTATAATATTCACAGCCGAACCACAAACACGAACTAATGTATTGATAGATAATTCAGCAGGTTACGCTAGGCTAACATTTAGTTCAGCGTTTACCCTGCCTTTAAATGCAGGTGCATTAATTTATATTAGCGATGGAGCGTATAAAGGCTTTCATTTAATTAAAAGCGTAAACACTACCATACAAGTAGTTTTAGAAACTTTGTACACCGTAAACGACAACACAGCATATGATGTTAATTATTGCCCTACATTAAACTTTACACTATACAAAGGGTATGAGACAACCGAAGAGTTCCCCACTGAATTACCTTTAACTGAAGTAGCCAGTTTTAAAGTAGAAATAAACACCAAGACAATTAGTTATCGTTGGGACGTTTCGGGCTATCTTAAATCTATCTTTACCATTCAGCCACCAACTGAAGGTATTGATTTTAATATGTTTAATAGATGGCGGTTGTACTTCTTAGGTGAGGACATGGGACATTATCAGGTAGCCAATGCTTCAATTCCTCAATCCGATTTTAACGAGTTTTACGTAAACACAGGCAAGATACTTAATTCACAAAATGCAATAGTCTTTAGTTGTGGTAAAACCATCTACTCTAAGTTACAAAATAACGTAATAGTAAATGAAATAGTTGAAGATGCAGAAAGTGAACCAGAATTTACATTACAGTTTAACAATCAATTTAAAATACAGATATGATAAAGACAAACGGACAACTGTTAGCTGAAATAGCAGCACTACCAGACCCAATAGACCGAACCTCACTTACTAACCTATTAACTAATATTGTTGACAGTATGGTGAGCCAAGAAAGCGGTGTAACGTATGGTAAACAGATTTTACTAAAGGCTAATGGTAACACTAATATAGACACGCCACAGTCTAATGATGGAACTATTAAAATGAATAATGAAGGAGTTGTAACAACCTCAATAGTATAATGGCACTTTACAAGTCATATCAATTATGTCAAGGTGACATTGTACAGGAAGCATTGCCAACAGGTAATCCAGTTGTAACTACTTACATTAATTTTGTAGGTGTGCCTTCATTTGTGATATTGGAAAACGGAGCAGCACCCGGCACATATTCGGGGTGGGAAATAAACACCAACACGGCAACCAATGGCAGTTATTCGTTTAGCTTTCAAGAAACAACGGTAACAGGCAACATTCAATGGCAGGTTAATATAGTAGTAGGTCAATGCGGAACTGTGAACTATACTTCATGCTGCAATAATCAAATTAACTTAGCGTGGTTAAATAGACAAGGCGGGTGGCAAAATTATATCTTTACCGGTATTAAAACCTTTGAAGTACAGCAGAATAGCAGCGACTTATTTAAGACCTTTAATAAGGTTGCTAAGTACAGCGAAAAAACAAACGTGTACAATGCAGTAATAGCTACAACAGGAAACATACCGAAAAGCCATGTAGATTATTTAGATGGTCTAAGATATTCGATACAAGCGTTTATGTTTAACGAGGTTACTCACGCCTTTGATATTCCGATAGTATTAGATAGCGAAGATTTCACCAAGTACACGTCAAGACAAAAACTATTTGACATAACAATTAGATTTATTTATTCAACAGAGTTAGTAATTCAATCTCAATAATGGCATTTGTAGAGTTATATATCGAAGATGAACTAATGGAATTGGGCGAAGTTGAAATCCAAACGGACTACTCTATTGCAGAAATTGGAAACTTTGAAACACGTAACGGATTTAGAGGCATTGACTTTGATTTACCACCTACCGCAAAAAATAAAGCAGTATTAAATAATCCACAAGAAGTAAATAACTTATCGGTTAGACCTTATAGAACATTAAAAGCAAGGTTATATGTAAACGGCATAGACCAATTAATAAGATTTTGCAGTATTGAAAACACTAAAGACAATATCAATGTTAGATTATTTGGAGGAAACACTACGTTTTTTGAAGCCATCAAGAAAAAAGAATTAACAGAAACCGACTTAACACCATTTAATCACAACTACACACTAAGCAATATCATTGCAAGTAGAATAAATACTAATCAATACGTTTATGCTTTAATAGATTTCCACGCTGACAGCCCTAACTTCATAATGAATAACAATAATATTTATGATGTTAGGTACACATTACCGATTTTTTCAGTAACACAACTATTAATAGCTATTTGTGCCGGCGCAGGTTATGGTATTCAAAACAATATCTTTTTATCTGATTTACAATATCAGTCAGCAGAATTAATGCTTCCGATAATTACTAAAGACTATTCTAAGACGATTAACACACGATTTAACTTAGATGCAGAAAATACAGTAGCAGAAGCACCGGTAACGGTATTAGCTGGAGTAGTAACAATAGACGTAGTATTTCCGAACTATGATACTATCATTTACGATAATGACAACAGGGTAGCAAGTGAAACACTTAACTTTCAGATTAGCGGTGGCACACCAATAACAAGAACATTAAACGTTTACAACGTTGCAGCAACAGGCTTTTATAACTTTGAGTTAGATGTTAATGTAAAATACGTAGGAACACCTTTATTTACTGTAGCAATCTGTAAAGTTCAAGGCGGTGTGTTAACTGTGTTAAAACAAAAGGAAATTACTTTGCCCTCGGTAGTAAGTATCACCGATTACACTATAACTTATAAAGATAAATTTGAAGCCTACCAAAACGACAAAGTAATTGTAATGGTTTATGTGGCTTCATCATTGGGCGGGTTTATTCAAGTAAATAATTCACAACTAAATATCATACCTAACAGCCTTAGAATAGAGTATGGCGAGTTTATGTACATTCAGTACCTATTACCAAAATTAAAGCAATCAGAACTATTCAAGGCATATCTACAAATGTATTGCGGGCTTGTTCAAGTAAACGAATTTACCAAGCTAGTACAAATAAATAAGTTTGATGATATACTTGCTAACATCGGTAATGCCTACGATTGGAGCGATAAGTTAGACTATTCAGAAAACACTGAGATTGATTACGAGTTAGATGGATATGCTCAAAACAATTTACTACTTTATGAGGACGATGACAGCGTAATTAAGCCATTAGGTACAGATGGAAGCATAACTATTGATGATGAAACCTTAGAGCAAGAAAACGAACTTATTGTACTTCCGTTTGCAGCCACCGAACAAGTGGAACGTTTGGGAAATTTGGAAATCTCACAAATAAAACTGTTTACCACAAGCGATGACAGCCCACCCGAAACCGAACTAAGCGAAGATGTTGAACCACGAATACTATTGTTAGAAAGAATAAGCGGGGACGTAGATTATACCGATGGCACAACAACAACAACTGTTACTACTAATTTACCGATAACGTGGTTTATAAGAACCGATAAAACTTACAACTTAGGATTTGACAACAACCTTAAAGAAAGCTACTACAACCTCTTAGAAGGTGCTTTAGATAAGACTAAGATTATAAACGAAAGCATAAGGCTAACACCTTTGGACATTGAAACCATAGATTTTTTACGACCTGTATATTTAGATAAACATAATTCTTACTTTTATATCAGTAAGATTACAGGCTATGACTGTACGAATACATTAAGCACACAAGTTGAATTAGTTAAAATAAAATAGATGGCAGAGGTAGTAATATTTGATATAGACATTAAAGGAGCGGTAGATAAGCTAGTACAAATACGTGCGGATATAAATGCGTATAAAGAACAGCAGAAACAACTAACGGAGGAAGTAAAAAAAGGCAACCAAGAAGCAGCCAGAAGCTATGAGGCCAACCAAGTAGTAATTAAAAACTTAGCCAACGAACAAAGGGTATTAAGTAGGGCGGTAGAGGGTTATTCAGCAGTACAAAAAAGCGCAACCGATACAAGTAATTTTTACAATAACTCTATTCAGCAAAATAGAGATTTACTAAAGCAGTTAACGGCAGAATATATCAACTTAAAAAAGCCTACTACAGAACAAACCGAACAAATCCGTAAACTATCAGACCAATTAAAAGAGCAAGAAAGCGCAATAGGCAATAATGTTAGGAATGTTGGTAACTATCAAGGTGCTTTAAAAAATGCAGTAAGTGAAATAAACATATTCGGTGTATCATTAGGCACGTTAGAAACTACATTTAATGGTTATAATGATGCTTTAAAAGATGCAAAAACACAATTAGCAGCCTACATAACAGGGCAAAAAGCAGCCGATGGAGCAACTAAGTTATCCATAATATCTACAGGCGGGTTATCGGCAGCAATGAACGTGCTTAAATTGGCTTTAATTTCAACCGGTATAGGTGCGTTTGTGGTATTGTTGGGTTCACTTATAGCAGCATTAGCTACAACTGAAAAAGGTGTGGACTTATTAGAAGATGCGTTTGCAAATATATCAGGAGTTGTAAAGTCATTATTTGGCGAAGCGCAAAAGTTAGGAGTGCAATTAATTGACATATTTAGCAACCCGAAAAAAGCTATTAAAGACTTAGTAGATTTCTTGCAAGGCAACTTATTAAATCGCTTAAAATCATTTGGAGTTATCCTTGATGGAATATTAGAAGGGGACACTAAAAAGATTACAAACGGAGTAGCCCAATTAGCAACAGGCGTAGAAAACTTAACAGATAAATTAGAAAACAGCGCAAAAGCAGCAGGGAAATTCTTAACCGATGCAGCTAAAAAAGGTCAAGAAATAATAAACATTCAAAGAGAAATAGAAGATTTAGAAGGTGCAATAAATAAACGCAGAGCAGAATTTGAAAGCAGAGAAAAAGAGTTATTAATTATTGCCAAGTCTGTTAAATCAACAGCACAAGAAAGAAAGAAAGCAACCGATGAAATATTGGCAAACACTGCTAAACTTCAAAAGTTAGAAGAAGATATTATAAGTAAAAAGATACAAGAACTAAAACTTACGCAATCTCAAAACATAACAGACAGAGAGGGAAATAAGGAGCTACAAGACCTAGAAGCGCAATTAATTAAAGTTCGAGATGCTGGAAAAGATAAACAATTGCAATTGATTAAGTTGCTGAATAAAGAAAGTAAAGAACAACTACAAAATATTAAAAAAACCATACCAATAGTTGAGCAACAAATAGAAGGATATGATGATTTTGAAAATAAAATAAAAAGCATTGAAAAACAATCTATTGACACACAAAAAGAATTAGAAAAATTATTACAAACTATTTATGAACCTGAAGAATTCTTTGAAGAAGACCAAGATGTATTTGATAAAGTATTAAGCAACATAGATAAATTCAAAGCAGGAGTAATAGATAGCATAAGTGAAGAAGATGTAATTGCTCAAATAACAGGGTTAGATGAAAAAGGTGTAGAAAATGTAATAGGTTCAGTACAAGTAATTACAGGAGCATTAGAAGGCTTAAACGGCTTAGTAACACAAAACATTGCAAACAGACAAAACGAATTGCAGAATGCTTTAAAAGCAGGTGAGATATCAGAAGAAGAGTTTTATAAAAAATCAGAACAATTAGCATTAAGAGAATTTAATACACAAAAGTCATTTAATATTGTTAAGGCAACAATGGACACGATTACAGGTGCTATATCTGCTTATGCAAATACACCAGGAGGACCCGTTATAAAAGGAGTTGCAGCAGGTGTAGCAACAGCATTTGGGTTAGCACAGGTAGCAGCAATATCAAGGCAAGAACCACCTAAATTTGAAGAGGGTGGTGCAATTGATATAGATGGTAAATCTCATAGTCAAGGCGGTGAGAATGTATTTGTAGGTAATAGATTAGTAGCTAATGTAGAAGGTGGGGAAGGCTTATTTGTAATGAAGAAAAACGCTTATCAAGCAATAAATAAATTCTCAAACATAAACAAGGCATTTGGCGGTAATGCGTGGACAACAACAGGTACGCACTTAGCTAATGGTGGCGCAATCAATACTAATGTAGGCATGAGCGGAAGTGTTGCAGTAGTAAACGAAAACATAAGATTACAAAGGGCTTTAAATAATTCACTAATTAATTTACCCGCTCCAGAACTATCAATAGTTGAATACGAAAAAAAGACCGCAAAAAGAAATAGGTCTATAAGAATTAGTGAGATTTAGCCAAAAGGATTTCCTTTTTCAATTATTTTACCCTCTTTAATTTGGTAATCAAATAAAGAAGGATTTATAAAATCAAGATTTGTTTCTTTATTTTCAGAAGCAATGAATAATAATTCTTCAAAATTAAATTTTTCCTTTTTAGCTAAATCATATACACGTGGCATTTGATTTAGGTTAAATGTAAATTCAGTTGAAGTATTAGGCGTAACAGTTTCGCCATTTAAATCAAAATAAAGAAACACATCTACTAGGTATTTTTTAGTTGTGTGTGTTGTATCAATTAATTCAATTTTAATTATTTCTGCTTGTACGTTCATAATGTTACTTCTTATTTTGCAAAAACTGATTATACCTATGCTCATTAATATTCTGCATGGCTTTATTAACTAAATATCTTAGGGCTTCTGCTTCCCCCATGCTTTCGTCTTGTTGAAAAAATAAAAACCTCCGTAGCGTTTCGCCCTTCAAAGTGGTCATTACACGCTTCTTATAAAGTTTGTGCTGCATATTGCTGTAAATATAAACATAACCATCGAAATAATATAATTTTTGTTTCGTGAAGTTAAAAGTAAACATAGACGGGTATATTGGTAAAGAGGGATTTAATCTTTCTAAGCTAAAATCTATTATAGAAAACAATAATGAAGCATCTGAAATTCATTTTAATATCAATTCAGAGGGCGGAGATGTATTTGAGGGTTGGGCAATTCACGATTATATTAAATCAATTTCAAAAGAAAAGAAAGTTACAGCCAAAGTAGAGGGCGTTGTTGCTTCAATTACAACAATAATCTTGGGTGCAATTGATAAAGACAATGTAACAGCTTCTAAAAATGCAAGCGGTTATATCCATAACCCAATATGGACACCTAATTCCCCAACACCATTAGAAGCGAAGGAATTAGAACAGCTTTCATCTAGGCTAAAAGTAGAGCAAGATAAGATTTACAACTTCTATACAAGCTGGTTAACGGCTACTAAAGAGGAAATATTAGCACTAATGGAAAGTGCAGTCAAGCTAACAGCCGAAAAGATGCTATCACTTGGAATGATTGGCAGCATTGAAGATAGTATGAGTTTAAATTTTAGAAACGAGTTACCAATTAAAGCACAAATAAACATTGAAAACATGAAAGAATTTACACAAGAACAACAGTCATGGTTAGAGAGAAAGTTTTCTAACATCAAAGCCCTATTATTAGGCAGCATTAAGAACATGGTAGTTAAACTACAAGGTGGCAAAGAGGTATTTGTATTTACCGAAGATGGCGATTTAATGGGTAAGCGAGTAGTAACCGTTGAGAATGGCGAACCTACAGAAGTAGCACCTGAAAATGGCGAACACGCAACAGAAGATGGCAGAGTAATAGTTGTTGCTGATGGCGTGGTAACAGAAGTAAAAGAAGCAGCAGATGTTGAAGCAGCTAAGAAAAAAGAAGAAGAGTTAATGAATAAGGTAACAGCCTTAGAAACTCAATTAGCCGAAATGACAGCTAAGTTAACAGAAGCAGAAACATTAAAAGCACAAGCCGAAACCAATATCATAAACGCACAAAAAGAGTTTGACAACTTCAAAGCGCAATTATTGACAGGCAAAATAGAAGAGTTTCAAGACTTTTCAAAAGGTGCTGCACCACAAAAAACATTAACAGAAAAAGCATTAGAATTTCGTAACAAACAAAAACAAAAATAGAAATGGCAAATTTAATCGTTAGCGTACCAACGCAAGAAACCGCAGAATATGACTTATATCTTAAGCCATATTTGAACGACCCGCAAATTCAATCGTTACCGTTTGATTTCATGGTGGGAGCATTTAAAAACAGAGAATTGTACTTCAACACACAATTAGATAAAATTGCAAGTAAGAAAGTAGCTTGTGGTTGGAACTTTGTGGGTGGTACTAACTTCGCTAAGAAAACACTTAGCCCTGTTGAAATTGAAGCAGCAACAGAACAATGTTACATACCGTTAATCAATACCATTTTTGCAGATGGTTTGCCGACAGGTTGGCAGCGTGGCGAATTAAGCCCAGAGGTTGTTAGCTACATGGCTGATATGCGTGGTTATGCTTTTAACAGAGATATGTTAACCATTGCGTTCTTAGGTGATGAAGCTAGTTCAAACCCTTACTATGCTATTAAAGATGGTATTTATAAGAAGTTAAAAGCGGGTTCAGTAACTCCATCATTTACTGGTGATGACTTAGTAGTAGATGCAGGCGCATTAAATGCGACTAACTTGAATGCTACTAATTTCTTTACTACTATGAAAGCGGTTTATGATGCTCAACCACGTTTGTTAAGAAACGTTCCTAAAGCTAATAAAGCGTGGATATGGACTGAAAGCGTTTATGACTTATACCTTAACTATTTGTATGTAACCACTCAAACAAATGCGGGTGTAATTCAACGTGAAAGCATCACTGATGGCTTAGATGCAGCACAGTTCTTAGGTATTCCAATTGTAGTTGTGCCGATTGTAGATGAGAGATTAGAAGAGGACTTTACTCAATCAGGTATTACTGAAGACCCTTACAGAGTAATTTTAACAGAACCTTCTAACCATAAGATTTTGATGGATGCAGATGGCATCTTGAAAACTAACTCATGGTATGAGAAGAAAGACGATAAGTATTACATGGCAGGTTCTTGTTTGTTCGACTACGAATTTGGGTACGGAGCATTAAACGTTATCGCAGGATTTTAATTACAAGGGGGTGTAACAGCCCCCATAAATTTTATAAAACATGGCAACTTGTATTGAATTAATAAGAGGGGTAGACCCTTCATGTGCAGCCTTAAACAAAGTAGGCGGTATAGATAAAAGAGTATGGATAGGACAACTATCTATGTTAGATGAAGACGCAAAATACACTACCGATGTAAACGGATATGTAGATAGCTTAAATTTAACAGCAGTTGCTTCTATACCTTATACGCTTAAAAAGTTTATAGGAAAGAAATCTAAGCATTCAACAACGAATGAAGTAGTGCCTGGCGAAAACGTTAATACCGTTAACCAATCAACTATCTTGGCTTTGTATTATTCTACCCCAACTGAAAGAGAAGCAATTGAAAGTTTGATTAATGCAGATGACGTATTTGTGGCGGTTCAGGGTCAGTATGGTGGAATTGAGGTTTACGGCTTAGACTTTGGGTTAAACTGTTCAGCAGGTACAGGCGGACTAGGTGCGTTGTTAAACGACAACACAGCGTTTGTTGTAACTTTAAGCGGTGAACAATTAGGTTTACCAAAGCAGATGTTAGTTAACGGAACGCTTGCAAATACGATCACTTATTTAAACGGTATTTCTCAATAAGAAAAATTTAGTTAAATTCGTAGGGCAATCATAAACGGTTGCCCTTTTTTTATGTACCTAAGTCAAGAACAAAAGAAAGAACTAGCTATTAAGATAAGGGCTGAAATAAACAACAGAGTATTTAGGGATATACACTCCAACGAATTAAAATCTTGGTACAAACAAATCTTTGCAAAAGACTTTAAAAACAATTGCGGTGCTTGTGAAATGGAAGCCCATTACGATATACTAAAATTTATTAGACACAATGAAAATGCTTAGTGAAATAGCAGTTAAACACGAAACCGACAAAGGGTTACAACATCATGGTTACACTGAAATTTACGACAAATACTTTCGTGAGTTCATAGATAAAGGAATAACGATGTTAGAAATAGGAGTAGGGGGTTATCATTTTACCAATAGAGGTGGTGGTAGTTTAAATATGTGGGCTGAATACTTTGATAATGCCCGAATAATTGGAGTTGATTTATACGATAAAAGCGCAATTAAAAAAGACGATAGAGTAGAGTTACATAAGTTTAGCCAAGACGATGGCATGGCTTTTTACAATCTCTTTCAGCAAGGTGTGCCAGATATTGTAATTGACGATGCAAGCCACATAAACGACTTAACTATACAGACATTTAAGATAGTTTTCCCATATTTAAAAGAAGGTGCAATTTATGTTGTAGAAGATACACATACAAGTTATTGGAAAGAGAATTTTAGAGGCACAACCGATTTAGAAAGCAAAGAAACTGCAATAGGATTTTTTAGACATCAACTACACAGCCTACAAATAGAAAGCGGAGTAGAAAACTACTTTGGAATTAAGTCAATACATTTTTACCCTAAACAAATATTTATATTCAAATGATTTCAGAAACAGGAGTTTGGAGCGAAGAAGAACAACACGCTCATATTTTTAGCTATAATATTGCAAGGTTTGTGGCTTCACTTATAAAAACAGACCCAATAGATAGAATGATTTACGACATAGGGTGCGGTAATGGTAAATACTTACAATACTTTGCCGATGTAACAATTTTAGCATGGGGATTTGATGGTTTTTGCCCTAAAAATTTGTATTCTAACATTAATCAACATGACTTAACCACGCCTTTAAAATTAGAATTTTGTGCTAATATTTTGTGCCTTGAAGTTTGGGAACACATACCTGCTGAATATGAGGACGTGTTTGTAGATAACTTAGTGAATAATCTTAAAGGATATTTAATTTTATCGGTAGCTGTTGAAGGTCAAGAGGGTTTAGGACACGTTAATTGTAGGAGTAACGAATATGTTATTAATAAGTTACAAGAAAAAGGGTTAACCTATTTGCCGGAACTAACTGAACAAATAAGAAAAGAACCCGAACCCTACGTAAGTTATTTTAGAAACACCTTAATGATATTTCAAAAATGATAACATTTAGTAAGTTAGGTAAGCATGGTAACTTAGGTAATCAGTTATTCCAAATTGCCTCATTGATGGGTTTGGGAAAATGGTTTAATCATAAAGTCGTTATACCTAAATGGCAGTACCGTGAATACTTTGAAGGCTTGCCCGAACAAATAAACATAACTGGCAAGGTTATTAATGAAGTAAATTATCATTATGACCTTAATCAGTTTAAAGAATTATACAATGATGGCAATTATGATATACTAGGGTGGTTGCAAAGTGAAGGATATTTTTATGAAAGATTATTTACACTAAAAGGCATTCAAAAGAATAATAAAATAGGCATATCGGTAAGGCGTGGAGACTATGTTGACAACCCAAACTATGTGCTTTTAGAAATCAATTACTACTTAAACGCTTTAATTAAATTAGGAATTGAACGTGAAGTAAATATTTACACCGATGATTTTGAATACTGTAAAATACACTTTGAAGGATTGCCTAATGTAACATTTATACAAGGTAGCCCTATTGAACAGCTTATCTCAATGGCTTCATGTCAAGACGTTATAATAGCAAATAGTACGTTTAGTTGGTGGGGCGCATATCTAGGTAATTGTAACGTGATAAGACCAAATGCTTTGTTTGCGGGTAAATTGTTAGACAACAACGATAAAGACTTTTACCCCGAAAGATGGACAATCCAAGACCACAAACAAAAGATTGATTTAAAAGATACCACGTTTATTATTCCTGTAAAATACGACCACCCACATAGGGAAGAAAATTTGCTTTTATGTATTGAGTTCATGCAAAAGTATTTCGACACCAATATTATCTTGGGTGAAATGGGTTCACATTTTAAATACCTTGAAAATAACGTAAGGCGTGTTGAATTTGATTTAAAATACTTTCACCGAACTAAGATGCTAAACGAATTGACTTGTTTAGCAGAAACGGACTATGTAATTAATTACGATGCAGATGTATTTGTTTCACCTGTACAGTTGTTTTTAGCAATTGATAAACTAAGAAAAGGTTCGGACTTTGTATATCCTTACGATGGCAGATTTGCAAGAGTACCACGAACAGAAATCAATACTATTTATAAATACAAAGACGTTGGGCAGCTTAAAAAGGAATATGTAGGCACACGCAAACAAGACTTCTTAAGTGTTGGCGGAGCTATTGCTTATAACAAAAAGTCATTTATAGATGCAGGTGGTGAAAACGAAAACTTTATAAGCTACGGTGCAGAAGATTTAGAGCGCAAATACAGATTTGAAACACTAGGCTATAAAGTAGAACGAATAAAGGGTAAACTATTTCATTTAGACCACTATATTAGCTTAGACAGTTCTAATAGTCACCCACATTTTAAAGCCAATCAAAACGAATGGCAAAAAGTACAGAAGATGTCCAAAGCAGAACTACAAGAATATATTAGCAATTGGAACAACAGTAAATCAAATCTTAAATTAAACACAAATAAATTAGTTAATTTAGTTAATCAAAAATCAATCAAAATGTTAAAACCAAATCCACAATATTTCGGAGTTAAAGTAATCGGTGCAAATACAGTCATCACTATTAATAACAAGACCACGCAGCAGGAATTAGAATATATTGCAAGCCTACCAAAGTATGCACACTTGGTAATTGCGGAAGCAGAAATAAAAAAAAACGAACTGCCAAAATCGGAAACGTTGACACCATCTACTATATCAACCTTGACCGAGCAACCGAAAGAAGAGAAGCATTTGAAAAAAACAAGACAGAAAAAAAGCTAGTAAGAATTGAAGCTGTTGATGGCTACGCCTTACCTTATAACAAAATGGGGCAAGGGGGTTTAGGCTGTGTACTTTCTCACATAAAAGTTTTACAGATGGCAAAAAAATTAATGTTGCCATACGTTCTAATTTTAGAGGACGATGTAGAATTAGTAAAAGACTTTGACAATAAATTACAACTGTGTTTAAATGAGTTGCCCGATAAATGGGATATATTTTATTTATCTGGAACACCGGCACGTCCTACTAAATTTTATAGCAAACATCTTAACCGTTCATTCGGACATTGGGGGACGTTTGGCTATTTAGTTAATTCAAGCGTTTATGATATTATCTTAAATGAGTGGGAAAAATTACAACACACAGCAGATGCAGCATTGATAAAAATAAGTGCTGCAATGAATAACTACGTTGCAGCCAATAAATTAATTTTACATAGAGATGGTTATTCGTATATTACTAATAGTCATCGTAAAATCAAACATTTATCGGAATGAAATTAATGAGATTTCTAAATAGGTTTGTCGAAATCGTAAAAGATTTAGGAAGTAAGCCCTATATTTTTTATGGCAAAGACAATTATTTACCAAATAAGTTAGTAAAGTGGGTAAATGAAAGCGGAACTGCTAAACTTGCACTCAATAAATACGCTCAATACATAGAAGCAGATGGCTTTGTAGATGAAACCACACAGCAATTTAAGTTTAATGAACATCAAACAGGCAATCAATTTCTTTATGATGTTAGTATTCAGCAATCATACTTCAAAGGTTTTGCTTTATTTATACAAAGAGATGGATTTAACAAGCCAAAAGCAAAGGTTTTAGCACTAGATAAATGCAGAAAAGACAAAGATGGTGAGGGAATTTGGTATAATCCTACGTTATTCACCGCTAAATATGAAGAAATTAAATGGAAACGATATCCTATTTACAAAAGAGAAAACACAATACTAACTGCACCCGATGGCGAAATAGCTTATTTCTTTAAAAAAAGTGCTGAAAATCCATACTACCCTATACCCGATTACTTTGCCGGCATTGAAGACATTATTACAAGTGCCGAACTAAGCAAAATGGATTTAGAAATTACATGGAATGGCTTTTTAACAAGCGGTTCAATGACTTTTATCGGCAATCCAAACCAAGTTATTGAAGATGAAACAGGCAAGACTTATAAGCAACACATAGACGAATTATTAAGTGAGTTTACAGGAGCAAAAAAAGATGGCGATGGGCTAAGTACAAGATTTAGTTTACTTACATTTTTTGCAAACAATAAAGAAGAAGTGCCTATTTATCAACCATTTGATACAAAAGGAATTATAGATGCTTCAAACGCTAAGAGGGAGTTGATAGATAGAAACGTATGTAGGTTAATGAAAGTACCACCTGTACTAATTGGATTTAGCGAAGCCACAGTTTTAGGCAATCAACAAGCATTAAGTAACTCTCAAAAAGAATTAATCAATACCGTTAATTCAGACCAAAGATTTATTACAGAATGTTTAAAAACTATATTCCCTGAATTAAAATTAGAGATTACACAGTTTCAGCCTGCATTAGTAGCTGACTCTGTGTTAATGAATTACTTAACAGAAGATGAAATAAGGAATATCTATTTTGGTTTACCACCGAAAGTATTAACTGCATTAAATCAAAACAACAATGTTAGTCAATAAGCAAGATTTAGTTGATAAATGTCAATTCAGCAATAATATAGAGGATAGGTTAGTAAATCCAATTATAACCGATACCGAACAACTGCAAATTGAGCCTGTATTAAATGAAGATATGTACACCAATCTTCAAGCCATTGTTGGCGGTAGCGGTAACTTTCCCGAATTAGAAACATTTTTTGAAAATTATATTAAACAATGGATATGTTTTATTACTTGTTATCAGTTTTATTCAGTTCATGGTATTAACGTAACACAATATGGTTTAAGGGTAATGAATGAAGATACAAGCGTACCGGTAGACCCAACAGACAGAGCAGCGTTCATGCAACATTACAAGAACAACGGACAAGCCTATTTATTGAGAATGAATAAAGCACTTGACAAAGCAAATTATACTTTTGATGGCATAAAATACGAAAACCCTTGTGCTAAGAAAAACGGCAATAACTTAATAGTGGGTAGGGTAGGTGCTAAACGTACTAGATATTTTTACGAGGAAAGAGATTACAGACATGACTTATAAGGAGTTAGTAAATATAATAAGAGATGCAGCCGAATACGTTAACCCCAACGGAACGTTTTTACACGGCAGAAAAACCGATGCTTCATTAGATTATAACGAACCTAGCCCTTACATATTTCTTTTAGAGCCAAGACCATTACCACAATCGAACAACAGTAAGTACGTTATAAATATTTCTTTTCCTATAATTTTTGTAGGTCAAGACAGCCCCGAAAGCACTGAGTTACAGCGTGAAGATTTAAAGCAAGAAATGAGCATTTTAGCAATGCAATTGCTTTCAAGAATAGACCAAAACGATAACTTAGAAAATGTACGATTTGAAAGCCCTGAACCCGAAATAAGGCAAATGGCGGGAACTTTAACAGGTTTTAGTTTTAGTTTAGCATTAACGTATAATACTAATGACTGTACCATAAATGTAGATTTACCACCTTCTATAAAGTTATTTGCAAACGAAACCAATGTAGCATCAGGCACTGAAATAGAATTAGCATGGATAGCAGAAAATGTAAACCAAGTTAATATAAGTGGTTTAGGAGTTTTACAAGGAAGTACAGGAGTTGTAAATGTAGTGGTTAATAATACAGAAACATTTGTAGGAAGCGCAACTAATTCAGCAGGAACATCCACCGATAGCATAACTATAACAGTAGGTTCAGCTTGCGAAGATACAACAGCCGTATTAAAAGATACAGCAGGTAATATTTTATCAACTACCGATATACCAAGCGGAGATAGTGAGGATATTATTGCTCCCGATGGCAGTATAACCAATTCAAATAGCGATGCCAGCTATGTAAATAATGTAAGCGTAAGGAGTGGGCAACTGTTAAAGGCAAATGAATTACCAGATATTAATTTAATAGTAAACGACCAAAACGGAAATAATCTATTAAACGTAAATAGACCAAGCGTTAAAAATTTAACTGAAGTAGTAAATGTAGTGACGGCTTTAACAGTAGATTTCAGTGCAAACGATACTACACCCGAAACTAATCAGACTATTACTTTTAACGACTTAACAGTAGGTGCAAGTCAATGGCAATGGGATTTCGGAGATGGCAATACTTCAACTTTACAGAACCCAACTCATAGTTATAAATATGCGGGTAATTATACAGTTACTTTATGCGCCACCAACGGTTCTATAAGTGGTAAAGAAGTAAAGTCCAATTACATAGCGGTTACATTACAAAGCATACCTACAACTACTTTACAGGCATGGTATAAAGCACCTGTTGGAGCAACACCAAGTAATTTAACATTGGTAAGCGGAGCAATATCGCAATGGAATGATGATAGTGGTAATGGTTATAATCTTGTACAAGGAACGGCAGTAAGCAGACCATTATATTCAGTAACAGAAATCACTTCACCCGATGGAACGGTATATGGTGGCGGTACATTTGATGGGACAAACGATTTTCTAAGCAACATTTCGGCAGGCTTTACAAGGGGAACGACATCAACAATGTTTATGTTATTTAAACAGAATAGCATTGCTTCAGGCACAAGAGTTGTTTTTGCTGCACAAAATGGACTTCAAGGGGTTTCGAACTTAGCTAGTAATCCGCAGTTTAGAATGATTAGCGGTAGTAATATTGACACTTTAATTGCTTATCCTTTAATGAATTACTTTGTAGTTAAATTTCAATATTCCAATGCAGGAAATGCAAGTATAAAGATTAATAACTTAATAGCAAGGGCAATAGTGAATACAGGAGCAAGTACAGATGTTGGAATAGTAATAGGTGGCAATATAGCGGGAACGGCTCAAAGTAACATTACTTTTGTTGAGGGTGCTATTTATTCAACAGCGTTATCAGCGCCAAACGAAACAAGCATATTAAATTATTTCTCATCTAAATTTGGTTTATGGTAATAGGCTTAGATTTAACAGAGTTAGAGTTTGACTTAAGAAACGCAGAAATAAGTGAACAGATAAAAGTGGATTTTCCAGAGGATACATTATTTACTGCTTATGCAAATAAAAATTGTCCTACAGAAAAAGGTTATTGGATACAAATAGTCGAGGGATATGAAAAGTATTTTACCATTGAAGAAATAGTTGAAGCAGTGCCTTATATTCCTAAAGATGAAGAACTAACTATTGAGTTATGAACATACTAGTAAAAAATATAACCATTAATGAAGTGAAAAAAGTAGCTTTACTTTTGGGTAGAGATTTTAGTAAAATTGAAAAGGCACAAAAAGAAAAAGGCAAAAATATTAAAACAGATGATGAATTATTAGCCGAAATGAAAGCAGATACGGATAAAAAAGTAAACGATAAAAAGCCTAAAAAGAAATAAAAAATTAACTTTACAAAAAATATAATTATGAGATTATTAACGATTATTTTAGTGTTGTTTTCCTTTAGTGTTCAAGCGCAATTTACAGGAATTGGAAACAAAAAATTTAGACGATTAACGGATTTTAGTATGCCAACTAGAAACTTTGGTGCTGATACCGTTAAAGCAATTAGCATAATAGACACCTCACGTTCATCGGGGTTGATATTGATAAGTAAAGATAGTACAGCGATGTACACCTATGCCGATACTATGAATATGTACACTACAGCTAAAGCATGGAAATTCACACCATCATTGCCTTGTTGTGTTCCTGATACCATTGATTTAAACTTTATAACGACACAATGTACAACCGTAACAAGTAATAGGTGGAGACCTGTAATTACAGATAGTTTAGGGCGTGCAAGCACAACAGCGTGTGATACTATATCATACTTGTATGTGGATAGTTTAGTTTCTGATTATATTAATGCAAATGGTGGCTCTTATGAAATTGCTTACTTTGATAGTTTAGGTAAATTAACAAGTAGTGGCGAAATATACAATTTACCTACTGAATTTGGCATTATAAAAACAGATAGTTCTTCTAATGCTCGAACTGAATTTTTAATAACAAATGGTACTCTTTCGCTAAGTACTTTATCTTTAAATACAACCGACCAGTCTAATTTAGGCGCTACACCTTATTCTTTTTCTTTTGGAGTAAATAGCCAAAACAATACAACCAATAGGTTTTCTATTGATACTTTAACTGCTACTTTAACCGTTAATTATGATGGATATCAAAATTCCATTGTAATTGATAGTACAATTAACTTTCAATCATCTGATAATGTTAATATTTACACTTATAGTTTCCCTATTTTAAATGGAGACGTAGGGCAATCTTTAACCGTTGTCAGTAATGATGGTCTTGGCAATTCTATATTAGATTGGGGCAATCAAATACTAACCGATACAGCTACACTAAACTTTGGCAGCATAGGCGCACATGCTTACGAGGATTTAACCCTAACAGTAACAGGCGCAACAGATGGCGATGTAGTAAGCATAGGCATACCTAATTCAGCAGCAGTAGCAGACGCTTCATATTTTGCATGGGTAAGTGCAAGCAATACAGTAACAATAAGATGTTTTAATATAAACGGTGGTACAGTTAACCCACCAAGCGCATTATTCAAAGTAAAAGTATTTAAAGATTAAGACGATGGGAAAATTATTATTTACACAACTTTTTGGCTTAGAGCCTACACCCGAAAACATCGCTATAATTATTGTAGGTGGTGTATTTGCTTTATTAGGGTTAGCTGTAAACCGTTTAATATCGGTTAGAAAAGCAATTAAAGAAAATCCTCAAACACCAAGTAAATTCAGCCTAAAATACTTTATAACAGACAATTGGACATCAATAGTATTATCGCTGTTATTGTTGTTTGTAGGGCTTAGATTTACACAGGAATTATTAGGAGTTGATATAACTATGTGGGTAGCTTTTGGTATTGGGTTTGGACTAGACAAACTCACAAAAATTATAGAAGACAAAATACTTTAGGGAAAGATTAAAAGGGCAAAATTTAATCAAATGAATATTTTTAGAATGGAAGACAACCATGTAGGTCTATATAAGGTTTTAATTTTTAACTTTATAAGCATGTTATTTAGTTTTACTAATATAGAAAACATTTTAAAGCTAACCCTTTTAATAATTTCTATTGCCTACACAGTATTTAAGTTTCACCAAGACTATAAAAAAAGCAAGAATGAAAACGATAATTAAACTTTGGTTATTAGTAATTTGGGTAATGGCTATTACTAGCTGTTCAACAACAAGACAAATAAAAAAATGTGAAAAGTGTTTTAGTATGCTTGATACATCTTCATCTATAAGCATTAGAGACAGCATAGCAATAGTTTATGATACCATTGATTACGTTTATACGGTTAACGCAGATACTACTATACAGTATTTGTTAATCGAGTGTGATACACTAGGGAAAGCAAGTATAAAAACATCTGAAAAGAAAAAAGGCAATAGAAGCGATTTAAGCCTTGAACTAAAAGACAATAGGTTAGTAGCTGTTAGCACTTGCGATAAGGTCGTGGATAGCCTAGAATTAGTAATTAGCAATACTCAAAAGTTCAGAAGCGAAACAACATCTAATACTGTATTCGTACCAAAATTAGTTGAAGCTAACTTAAATTGGTGGGAAAAAGTGAAAATACGCTTTGGCGGTTGGGCTTTTCTAATTATAGCCATTTACATAGCCTATAAGGGGCTTAAAACATATTACAAGGTCAATACACCTATGGGGCTTTTATTGACGATTAGAAGAAAGTTGTTAAACTAACCTAACATCTACAATTGTAGCATTTGATTTTATTGATACGTTTACACTTTGGTCACGTGTATTAGGTAGTTATACCTCATTTAAAGAAGCGACAATAAATGGCTTATTTTTAAACTTCCCGACATAAGCATCCCTAATTTCAACAGCATAATTATAACTATCTATGCATTCTGCCAATATTTTATACTCATCTGTTCCAATTTGGACAAAGACAAAGAAAAAACGAGGCATAACAGCCGTTTGCTGCAATGGCGGGTTTTGTGGTAAATTGTTAGTTTCTTTCATTTTATTAAATTTTGTGGTTAAACGAAAGTCAGTGCATTTAAGCCGCCACTGACAGCAAGCGGCAAAACGTTAGGCTAAGAAACAACCTCGTAAGTATCAACTTCGATATCTTTTATTTCTACTCCTTTACCAATTACAGGAAATGTTGTAAATCGGTAGTAAACTAAATCTTCAATCATTCCTTGTTCGCTGTCGTAATCTTTGACATAAGAACTTTCTGTATCTACTTCTAATTCGTAGATAAATGTTGCTTGTACTTTTACTGTTTTTTTTGACATTTTTTTTGTTGTTTAAAATTTGGTATCCTTGTGAAAACAAGCCCGAACCGCTAACACTTGCTTTGCAAAATGGCGGGTGAAGTGCTAATTTGAACCCTTGTGCCTTGAATAAACTTTAGTGCTTTAACGAACATTTGAGCCTTGAAACCGCCACATCGCAAAGCGGCTTCGGTTAACCTACTTTAAATCCCCTCTTTCTTTTGCTAATTTTTGCACTGTTTTATCAATTTCTATTTTATAGATTAATTTGCTATCTTTCGGAACTCTAACACCTATAACAGATGTTTGCTGTTTAAATTTAAGGGGTCTACCTACTTTTTTATTTAACATTCTATGTATTTCGTTTACAAAACTAAACTAAAATATTTAAAGCATCAAATAAAAAAAATAATTATTTTTGAGTATGAGAAATAAGCAATCAATATTCATTCTAAACTTTGCCAAATTAATAGTTTGGGCATATCAACAAGGTTATGAATTAACAGCAGGTGAATTATTCAGAACCGAAGAACAGCATCAATTTAACCTCAAAGCAGGAAAGTCTAAAGCAAAAAGAAGTAAGCATCAAGACCGATTAGCAGGGGACTTAAACCTATTTATAAATGGTGTTTATAGAACCGATACAGCAAGTTATAAGCCATTAGGCGATTATTGGGTAAGCCTACATAAAGATAATGTTTGGGGCGGTGATTTTAATAAAGATGGCAATAAGACCACTAATGATGCGTGGGACGGTAATCACTTCCAAATGAACTAATATGCTAAAGCCTAAAACTTATCAGATATTACAAGACTGCATAGACAGAGGATTAATTAATGGGCTAAACACCACAATAGATCATTCAGAGGATATAAGTAATATTGACGAAGAATTATTATTATCTAATCAAAATCTCGCAATAATGAACGAGATTTGCGAATATTTTAATTTCGATGAAACCGAGTAACGTTAAAGTCATTTACAAAAAATTAAAAGATGCAAGAGGTTATTGCTATAATAAGCCGGCTAAAATAGAAATTGACAGCACGTTAAAAGACATTGAATTATTAGATACATTAATACACGAATTTACACACCACATACAGCCATATTTAGATGAAGAAAAAGTAGAAAAGATAGGTAATGAAATGGCTGAATTCTTATGGAAACAAGGTTATCGTAAAACAAATATATGCCAAACAAATCCACAATTAAAGGCGAAATAGTTAAGAGATATTTAGCTGAATTTCCAAAACTAAACCCTACTCAAATTGCTCACCGAATAATGAGTAATGATATTTCAAAAAATCATTTTAAAAATATTGAAGATGCTCGAAATATAGTGCGGTGTTACATGGGTAAATTGGGACAAAAAAATAGACAAAAAATGGCATCTAATCAGTTTTATAGAGATAAGCTAAATATTCCATACGGTGAGAAGAACGAAATTAAACACTATAAGATACCAAGTAAGGTAAAAAAGATATTATTACTATCAGATATTCACGTACCTTATCACGATGAAGTAGCTTTGCAAACCGCTTTAGAATATGGAATAGAACAAGAAATAGACTGTATTATTTTGAACGGAGATTTTATTGATTTCTACGCTGTTTCACGATGGGAAACCGATTACCGTAAGAGAAACTTTGCCAACGAAATAATGATTGCTAAAAACATCTTACAAGTTATAAGAGATGTTTTTCCTTTGGCTCATATTGTTTATAAAATTGGAAACCATGACGATAGATGGAGCCAATTTCTGTTAAAAAACGAACTTAAAGGAATAGACGATATTGAGCTATCGGGGCTTTTAAAGTTTCAAGAATTAGGAATAACGGAAGTTAAAAGTATGGCTACAATATGGGCTAATAAATTGGCGATTATTCACGGACACGAACATAAATACGGCATGATAGCACCTGTAAATCCAGCAAGGGGGCTTTTTCTCAGGACCAAACAAAGCGCATTAATGAGCCACGTTCATAGAGTTTCAGAACACACTGAAAAGACACACGATGGAAAATTAATAGGTTGTTGGTCTACTGGATGTCTTTGCGAGCTCACGCCTGAATATATGCCTTACAATAATCATAATCACGGCTTTGCATTGATTGAATTACACGACAAAGAAATGTTTACAGTTTATAACAAGAAAATAATAAACGGCAAAGTCTATTAATATTATTATCTTAGCACTTTCATATTGATTTTGGTTGGTTGTTTTTAGTTAATTACAAGCCTGTTGCTGTGAGGCATCGGGCTTTTTTGTTTGTAAAACATTTGTATATTTGCATTATTCCGTTTTGCAAAAAAACATTAGACATTAAGCCCCGATACTGAATTAAGTTAATCGGGGTTTTTTATTTCAGAATGTTTACTATATTTGTTCTATGAAATTAAAAACACTCTTCTCATTTTTGCTATTCGGAGTATTAGCATTTTTGAGCGTTGGCAATTCGTTACATGCACAGGAAAGCGATGAAACGCCTACCTCTGAAACTGTGGCGCAAATTGTTATCGAAAATCAATCTACTGTTGCAGCACCGGTAGTATTAGAAAGCAATGCTGTTAATGATTATGCCTATAATGGCGAATTAAAAATGGAAAGTGTATGTAATGATGTAAATGCAACACTTGAATGCTCGGCTAAAAGTAAACACGCTCTAAAATTTGCAGACACACATAGACGAACGCAAGGCTGCTTTACAAATTCTACATTATATACTAAATCATTTTCAGTTCCGGTAAAGCAAATAAGCCATAATATTGTGGCGTATAGTTGCTAAAAAAATAATTCTAAATTAGGAAGCCCTTGCATTAATTTGTAAGGGCTTTTTTATTGCCATTTACCCACCAAATAAAAAATATTTCAAAAATAATTACACGCTGAAAGCCTATATTTTATTAGCATAGAAAAATAAATAAAAAATAATTGCTAAAATATTTCTTTTTATAAAGACTATTTCCGAACTTTGATTTCGTAAACAAAAACAACAACGATATGAAAGCAAAACTAAAGCAATATGCAATTAATACACATGATGGATTGCTTACTTATTATGCTACATCTGCAATAGCAGCTATGTATTACTTTCATAGAGAAGGGCATAATGTTTCTCTTAAAGATATTATTGTTTTATAACTAACCCAAAACAACACACAATGGAAAAATTAAACATTACTAAAGAACAATTAATAGAAGGGGAATTGTACGCAGATGCAAAAGACACCTACAACACCGCTCCAATACTACCAAGCGAGTTATTAAAGCAGCGTAATGAGTTGTTAAATGTTTTAGAAATGTGTGCCCAAGACTTTTGCAATGGCAATATACAAAATAACCCATCATCACAGACACGAATAAAAGTATTTGATGTTTTAAACAACTGTACCAATGCTTAAAGAAGAACTGCAAATGGCTAAAGAAGAAACTATAAAGTTTTGGAATAGCAACAAAGACTATCTTATTACGATAGCATTAACAGCCCTTTTTATCTGGGCTTCAAGAAACGGATTTTTTAACTAAACCAATAAATAAAATGGTACTCAATCAAATTACGTTCGCATTGCTTAACAAATGGAAAAAGTTAAGCCACAAAGAAAAGACCGCTATTGCAAGGCAAGTAGGCGTATCTGCAAACAGGATAAACGGATTTTTCATCAACCAAAACGACATGACCTTTACTAAGGTTGTAGAGTTAGAAAGACTATTAGCATGACACACTACACTAAAAGAATATTGCGAGATTTAGGCTTATTGTTGCTTTTAACGGCTGTTTGTTATTCGTTTGTAGTTATAGCCCAACACTTAGAAAACAAGCCTAAGAATAGCCCAAAAGCTAATTTAACAACTATTTATAATTTTAACCCAAAAACACACCAGTATGAAAACAACTATTAAAGTAAAAACAATTACTACTCAAGAAGTAGAAGTATCATTGCCACAGTTCAGAAGAAATGATACAATAGCAAGCACAGAGTTCATTGCTTATTACGGTGAGAAAGATGATGACAACATTTACTTTCGTGTAAAAGATGGCAAGCTATCATGCTTTATGGGATGGTATAATATTAACAGAGTATTAGAAGGCACGCCAATAAGCCAAACCGAATTTGTGCAGGCTTTAAATGATGCCAAAGAAACTATCAATACTTACGGTGTTTCTTCTTCTGTTACCAACGATGAACAAGGTGAGTATTACATTGAACAAACACAACTATTAAACAGCCATGAGTAAAAACTATCTTTCAGAAATGGACTACGTTAGCGACTGCTGCGGAGTTCCGCCAAGAGGTAACGGCGATAGTGATACTTCAGATATTGGTATTTGTCCAGAATGTGGAGATCATTGCGAATATGTAGACTATTCAGAAGAAGAACCGGAATTGACAGATGAGCAAAAAGCAGATGCCGGCAGTACAGCAAATGAACAAACAGACGATTTAGGGTTTCAAGAATTTATAAAAACTAACTAACAATGGAAAGCAGAACACTCCCAACTATTGCCGAACTAACTGGCGATATAGAATTGGCTTACAAAAATGACCAATTGAATTTATTACTTAACCAACCACCGCCTGTTAAGTGGGTAAAAGAACACCCATTTATTAAGAATTACAAATACCTACCTATTGATAAAATAGAGTTGCTATTAAAAAAGATTTTTAAAGAATACCGAATTGAAATATTAGGTCAAGGCACTGCGTTTAATGGAGTATGGGTAACTGTTAGAGTTCATTATGTAAGCCCAGTTACAAATGAATGGAGTTACCACGATGGTATAGGTGCAGCGCAACTGCAAACAGCCAAAGGAACTTCGCCTGCCGACCTTATAAATATCAATAATGGTGCTTTACAAATGGCTTTCCCGATTGCTAAGACAGTAGCGATAAAAGATGCCTGCGATATGTTTGGTAATTTGTTCGGTGCTAATTTAAACCGTAAAGATGTAGTTGAGTACACAACCGATAATAAGTTAGAAATATTAGTTAACCAATCAAATAAAGAAAAACTAAATGGAAGCAAGTAAAATAGTTAGACAGGTTTTTGAAACACAAGAAGATTGGAAAGATTTTAGAAAAGGTCTTTTTACTTCAAGTCAAATTAATAGGCTAATGGCTAAACCGACCAAGAAAGAAATTGAAGCAGGCGAAGTATTAAGCAAAGGGGCAAAGGCTTATGTGTTGGAATTAATAAGCAACGTAAAAGCAAAGCCTAAAGAACAATATTACTCACCTGCTATGGAGTGGGGAAACGACCAAGAACCACAGGCGGTGTTAAGATTAGCTGAATTGCTTGGTAAAGATGTAACCGATAACGATTTCATTTATACTTCGATTGGCGGGTTTGTATTTTTTACCTATGATAATAAAAGCGGTGGCACTCCAGATGTTATTATAAGTGATTGCATTGCTGAAATTAAATGCCCTGAGAGCCATACACATTTATATTACAGACTGTATGTAAATTCAGATAATATTTTTGATGAATTGCCTGATTACTACGACCAAATGCAACATAACATGATGCTTTGTCAGCGTGAAAAATGTATTTTTCTTTCGTATGACCCACGATTTAAAGAAGCAAGCGAGCAAATACACGTTGTTGAAGTGTTAGCTAATAAAGAAAGGCAACAAGAAATATTGCAAAAGATTGAACTTGCACACGATTTAAAAAATAACCTACAGCTATTATAATGGACATACAATGTAATAACTGCCAATCCTACTTAAACATTAGAGAAGTAGTTACAAGTTGTACTGAGTGCAAAGAAATAATTAAACCTAAAACAAACAATATGACAGCAAAAATACTTAAACAACTAGAAACGGCATTAGCTGAAACATGGGGCTTATCTTTAGACGTTCTTAAAGGCGCAAATAACGAACACTCTTACATAAGAGGGTGTATGTCTTATTGGCTATACAAAAACGGTTGCCATGTTTTAGAAATAGCGGAATTATTTGAAATATCTAAAGGCACTATTTATGATTACATTGAAAAGCACACAAAAGAATTACAACATCAAAAAAGTATTTTCTTTGATTTAAAAATAGACTTATGAGTATTGAGCAACAATTAATAGACTGCAACTGTAACGACTGTAAATTTATGGTTAGAGATTTAGAAATGTTAAACAAGCATAAAAAAACGTTTGCCGGTACAGGAATAATGGATAAATTAAATTTTGGCAATTGCACTAAGTTTAATAAATCTGTTACATTTATACCTAATACCTGCCAATTAGAAACACAAAATTGCTTTGAACACCGTAAACTATGAATGAAATAATAGGTACATTAAATAGAGATTACGGCTATAATGGTTATTGCCTAATTGAGAAAGAAACACCAATATATCAGTTAGACAAATACAGATGCTATTTTTTAATGCAAACTTTAAAGGGCGAAATGCACAGACAAATATTTAAAACTGCATCTTTAAGCAAACACATAAATTATATAAATGCCAAAGTGTAAAATCTGCAAAGAACCATGAGATATAAACTAAACATAAAGCCATTATCAGTTAACCAAGCATGGCAGGGCAAACGGTTTAAAACACCTTTATACAAAAAGTATGAGCAAGATTGCCTATTTATGTTGCCAAATTTAAAGTTAGGCTTACCGCCTTATCAAATAAATATTGAAGTAGCTTATAGCACTATTGCAGCAGATTTAGATAACTGCATAAAGCCAATGATAGATATTTTACAAAAGAAGTATAACTTTGATGATAAACACGTTTATAGGCTAGTGGTTGAAAAGAAAGTAGTAAAAAAGGGTAATGAGTACATAGTAATAGAAATAAGCGGATATGAAGCCCTATACTAAAACTTACTTGAATTATTTTGGTTACGATGTAAGCGATTTTATTCCTTGTGAGGTGTGCGGAAAAAAAGCAGTCGACATAAATCACCTTGAAGCACGTAGTAGAAGAAAAGATTTGCTTAATGATATTAATAACCTTATGGCAATGTGTAGGCAGTGCCACATTGATTTAGGGGATAAGAAGCAGTATAAAGAATTTTTGCAAAATAGGCATAATGAAGTATTAAACAACCTTAAATAAACAAACATGACAGCAGTAAAATGGTTTTTTATCGAATTAACAAAGCGTGGACTTCCGCCACATAAAGAAATTATTAAATGCTATGAACAGGCAAAAGAAATGCACAAGCAACAAATAATAGATGCAGTAACGCACGGTAATAGACAAAAGGTTTATGATGCTACTGAAACGATAGGTCAAAATTACTACAACGAAACCTACAACAATGTTCAGCAGCCATAGACACTTAGACCGCCACGAACTAAACCCCATAAAGGGAAGTATAGTAACCTCTTTAAATACAGGTAATAGGTTCAGAATAGTAAATATAGGGTATAACACAAAATTTGAGGTCATTAAATACTATTTTCAAACAGCATCTTCTAAAGATGGACAAATACACGAATTAGATTTAAAAGATTTTTGGGAAACATTTACAACTAGATAAATTTGCACAGTTTAATTTTTTAAACTAAATTTACAATCAATATGGAAGCAGCAAGTATTAAATCAACAGCTTTTGATAATAAGTTAGTGCCTGTTAAAGACTTTGCAGATAAGCATGGCATAACAGTTCAAGCGGTTTATCAGGGAATTAAACGAGGGAAATATCAATCAACTAAGATTGGTACATTTACCTTAGTTAAGGTATAATTTTTTTTATTTAAAAAGTTTAAAATAGTAAACATGACATATTTTATTTACGACAAGGAAACAGACACATTAGAAGTGAAAAATAGCGGTGGCTATTGGTTTGCTAAAGATGAATTAAGCAAATTAGGTGAAGGCTGTATGCTTTTGCACCTTTGCGGTAAAAGATGGTTTACAGAGGAGATGTTTTGGGAACTGATTAACTATGCTAAATCAATCTATACCTTAGACTATTCATCTGTTATTTTTAAGGCAGGCATGGAGTTTCAAATAAGACTATTTTGGGATAATAAAGATTTTTACAAGGCAATTTTAAATCATAAAATAAATGAGTGATAAAAAATCTTTTGTTCTTTATAAGGACACATTAGA